TTTCGGATCTGGTGGAACGCGAGGACGTTGGCGCTGTTCGCAAGATTGTAAAGTCGGCAGCCCGTTTCAATGATGGCGTCAAGCAGGCAGAGCGCTACTTCGATCTCACGTATGACGAGGTGAAGGCGATTCTGGCGCGGAGCCATAATGCGCCGGTGATGGACGCGAAGATCGAACTGACCGAGGATCAGAAAGACAAACTGCTGGCCGCACTGGATGCGCTTCATGATGCAGCCGATCCGATGTTTCGGGAACTTGGTTTAGCGAAGTCGGCGGATCATTTTTACTACTTGCTCGAGTCTGTTGCCGCAACCACCGCGCTTGAGATTGGTGATGATCTCTTTCTTTCCACGAAGGAGTTTGTCACACCCGGAACCGCTGCCGCCACGAAGACGAAGAGCCTGTTGAGCTGGACGTATGAACTGCTGGCAGGTCTTGATGGTGACATTCTGAGTCCCGCGCTGAAGTGGTTGCTTCGGGTTTTCAAGCGCAACGTGACCATGCGTGCCAAGCGCCGCGAACAGGCTCTCAAAGAAGTGGAGAGCGGCCTAAAGCCGCGCCGTAGCAGGCCGTCCGACAGGTTCGGATGGAAGGCTCCGGGGATTGCTGCTACTGGTGCCGCTGCCGTGATCGCCGGTGGACACGTTCTGGACTCGATGCCCGCTGCTGCATAAAGAGAGAAGAGCTGCCAGCCAGGCCGCTCCATCACTTGATATCTAGCGTCCTCGGCCACAAGTTGACCTTTGGAGTTAGAGGTGGATTTTCTACACACTCACGACAAAACGATTGCCACCTACCTGCATCCTTTGTCTGTACATACAACATCGCGGCGGAGACGGTATCGGAAGGGATAATTCCTTTATAGTCTCTCGTCACCCATGTGTAACCACTCGGGCCTCCGCTAATGAGTATTTTTGCTACATGGTCATAGGGAAATTCAAGGAATATCTGGTTTGCTTGGTTTATATGAAAGACCTGCATCTGCACAGGCTTTTTAGCATCGTCAAAGCTGAAAACAGCAATAAACTCAGGCGGTATCATCATCCAATCCTACTGAATCAATCCGGCGTTCGTCAGCACTACTGCCAACTCCAACCGACTCCAGACACCAATCTCATCGTAGACGGCCTTCAGGTAATTTTTCACTACCTGCTCTGATATGTGCAGCAGCCTTCCGATCTCGGGGTTTGTGTACCCGTCAGCCACCAAAGCAGCTACCTCACGTTGTCTCGGCGTCAACCGAGACAACAACGGATGATCTGCTGGGCCTTCACAGGTTTGCATATTCCCTCCGCTCTCTGGCTGCCTGCTCCATCCTGATTAGCGCGGTGGCCAGTCTGACGCGAGACGAGATTCCGAACTTGTCGAAGATGTGCCCCATGTGCGCCTTCACTGTTCGCTCTGTGATGCCTAGTGTCTTGGCGATTGCAGGATTCGAGCAGCCTTCCATCACCAACCGCGCCACGTTGGATTCTTGATCGGTGAGAACTGCCAGAGCCGCAGTCGGCGGCAACGCAACGGATCTGAAGGTGTCACCATTCCGAACTCCAGCCTCAACGGTGTCGGTCCTCTTGTTCTTCAGCCGAAAGAAAGCCAGAGACGCCGCCTCAGTAAAAGAGCCAGCATCTACCTGCTCATGAAAACTAACCGTGTAACTTGCCATCGTGCAATGTCCTTTTATGGGGTGTACTGCTGGAAGGATCATGGATCGGGCCGAGAAATGGTGTCAATGCGTAACCTGTTGATATAAAGTCGGTTACTGGTGGTACTCCCTGGCAGTACTCCTCGGTGTATTGCGCGGTGTATAGCGCGTCTGGGTCATTAAATTCAGAAAGTTCGGTAGCTATACACCGCGCTATACATCTGTAAGTACACCCCGGCAGTACTCCCCGAAAAAATGTGCAAAAGTTTTTTCGTACGATGCTTTGGCTCCATGATCTCCCACGCATAAAGTCAGTTCATCGGCGGCGTGGGGACGCCGCCGGTTAGGTCGAACGACACCGGATTAACCAGAGGTCATACACGTACACCCGGTTAGCCAGTTCGACACGCTTGCTTCCATAGGGGCCGGTCACGCGACCGGCCCTGCCTTTCCTCCCGAAAATAAAGTTCACTCAAAAGGCTGATCCCGGCCAGAGCTTCCCATACTAAGTAACCTCATGAACCTACCTCTATCTCATGACCTGTCCCTGCATCTGCCTGCCTCCATCGAGTCACTCATCAATACTGCCGTCGATCCAGCCACGCTTAGACGAATCCTGTCCCGATGCAAACAGGTTGGAGACTGCTTCCTCTGGACTGGCGGCGTTTCCACGCAGGGAAACTACGGCTACATGGGCCATGGTCGATACGCCCACAGGGAGTCGTACCGCGCTTACCACGGCGATCTCGATGATGGCTCCATACGACACGAGACGGATTCTGTAGAGCTTCACCACACTTGCAATCGAGGCGGCGATAAGACTGCACGCCGCTGCTGCAATCCCCTCCACCTGGAACCAGTCACCCGCAACCGTCACAACCGAATCCATATAGGAGCCGTGAACTAATGACTGCCACACTTATGCTCGCCATCATTACTTTCGGCTCGATGGCTGGTTCCATCGCAGGCTGTATTGCTCACGATCTTACCCACCGCAAGTAATCCTCCTCCCCCACCATTCCATCAGGGCGGCCCACGATGGCCGCTCAACACATTTAAATCCCTCCCCAGGAGTCCCAATGCCTAAGAAGAAACAAGACGCTAACGGCGAACTGCCGATTGAGCGTGTACCAATCCAAGCCCGTCAGGTGATGCGTGCAGCAAAGAGTCTGCGCCCAGGCCCGGTCATGATGAATGCGTGTCTCTCCGGTGATCCCGAGGCCCAGGCCGTCAGAGATTCATGGAGGTTCTCACATCCTGTTCGTGTGGTGTCACCGGAAGAGTTCAAGCGGATCTCTGAACAAGGGGAAACGGTGTTCAATGGCTAATCCGCTCGATGTCGCCTTCAATGCCTATTGGAACGCGCCGACAATACCACTGCCTGCTGGTGACCTGATGGAAGCGATTCGCCGCACAGCGAAGCGCCTGACACGAGACGATGACGCAACGCAGGATGTTCTGCTTTACGTGCTCGAACATCTGGACACCTTCCGGCGTAAAGATGCCAATTCATTCTCCAAGTGGATTTACTCCATCTGTCGCCGCCGACGGCTGGAAAGCTACCGCAGCCGGGGCCATGAACTCTTCAACGATGACACCTTCACAGAAGATGAACCCAGCTATCGTGATTACTCGACGCTGCCTGATGATCTTCGCGTGATAGCCGTCCACCTTGCCCTCGGTGCTTCCATCAATGATCTGGCCGAGGCTACGGGCCTTAAGTCTGCGGCTCTTAGACAGAAAATTATGCGCCGGGTGAAGAAAAATAACCTCCTCACCGCCTATAGGGTAGACGGGCAATAAATCGCGTCCACCTCGCCGCCATCTGCATTGAAATTAGCGGATGAAAAGAAGGAACCACTACGGGATAGGCGCAGCGGCTCCAAAGGCCGCTCCGCCCGTGGGCCAAAGGAGATTTCCATGAATCCATTTAAGATCGTTCTCGGATACCTCAGCGGTGTTCTCAAGGCACTCGGCGGCCAGCTAAAGGTAAAGCTGATTGACTGGCTGAAGTCGTATGCCGTCGATGAGCTGGGCATCCTTGCCATTGACGCAGTTAACTACGCCAATACGCTGATTGGCTCCGCCGGAGATGAGAAGAAGGCCGCGGCCAAGTCAAAGCTACTCGCTGATCTGAAAGCTGCTGGTAAGGATGTCGAATCCTTCTCCGAGTCACTGTTGAACTTTCTCATCGAGTCGGCTCTCCAGGCGGTACTGGCAGGCGTAACCAAGTAATGTCTACTGCCATTGCCTACACCCTCATCGACGCCATCATTGTCCTACTCTGGACTGGCTTTCCGATCACACACTTGTATCTGTTGTGGCTCTGGGTTGTAACCGCCGCAGTTGTTGGTGTTGTGCGTGTGATCGAAGCCTACGCAAGTAAGTAATTGTGACCACGTACAAGGCGGCCCCGAAGAGGCCGCCCTCTGCGTCACTGCTTGCTTAAGACCTTCTCGTGCTTCTTCGTAATCAGCTCTTCAACATCTTTCCAGTTGCTTCTTGTTATCGGATACCGCTTCCCCTTGTGTCTGAGACAAGTGCCTTTCCTTGTGATGATAAACGCGGCGAATACTCCAACTGCATCTTCCCGAAGGACTCCGGGGGGATAGAGAGCTAACTTCACTTCCTCCCATCTCTTCATGTTTATTCGGTAGGGGACTGCTCTAAATCGCTCGCCAAAATGAATGACGTGTTTATTCTCCAGATGCATAAATAAGCTCCTCTCTGGATTTCTTATACGGATCGGCTGGATCTTATTTCAGATGTAAGGCGTGGCCATTAGAGGCCGCCGCCAGGACACACATGCCTGAAGCCGCTACACGTCCATGTAGATACGCAGGCGGTTGTCCGAATCTGACCGATAAAGGTTGGTGCGAGCTACATGAACCAGCAGCAAGACGGCAACGTTACCAGCTCAAGGGGAGTTCAACTGCTCGACTTTATGACTCTGCATGGCAGAGAGTACGTCTACGAGTGCTCCGTCGTGACTCTGGACTTTGCGTGCCTTGTCTGAAGCGTGGCCGGATTACACCGGCCGAAGCGGTCGACCACATCATCCCGATTCGTGTCGATCCGTCCCTACGCTTGGATGAGAGTAATCTGCAAGCTATAGGTGTTCGATGTGGATGTCATCACCAGAAGACGCTCGAGGATCAGCTAAGGTTTCCATCTGGTGAAGAGGGCATGGAGAGATAAAATCCCTCCATGTGGGAAAGAATTCGGCTATACAGAGAACGACAGGCTGAGATTGTGCGGCTTGACGCCTACATCCAGCGGGAATTTGATGGAGCCATAAAGGAAGCAAAAACCGCACAAGAAAAGTATGACGCGGGCCAGTTAGCTCATAGCATTACAGAGTTTGAACGGAACCGTCTAGCCTTCCTGAGACAGGAAAGTCTTCTCCGTCGAATAAAACACGCGCCGTTTGAAGTGCCATCGGACTACTGGAATGATTCACCCTGGGGCATGGAGAGAACGCTTACACGAACAGGTGAAGCGTGGGCGCGTGCTGAATTGAAAAGGTTGTGGAGATTGGACGTGGAGTTTTGGGCAAAGCTCGTTATGCCTATTCTGGCCCTAATTATCTCGATCATCGCTCTGGTGAAGAAGAGCCGTTAAAGGCGCTTCAGATGAGGTTGAAGAGAAGGGTTAGTCTTCGGTATCGCCCCCGTTGTAATCGATCTGGATCTCGACAAAGCCCCTCTTGCGCCATTCGGCCGATGTAACCTTCATGCCGTCAATGATCGCTTCTGGTGTCAATGACGACACATCGAAAGTCAAGAGGTCGAGTGCCGGAACGATGATTGATGTTGGGGTCGAATCAAGGTAGTCAAGAAACCTCGCTTGATCGTGGACAGCAACTACCTTCCTATCGATTCCTTGCTCTTTTATGTCATATCCAACATTCGCCGCTTTGCATAAGCGAATCACAAGCGTCTCCAGCTCAGAATGCTCACGCTGTACGTCTTCAATCATGTGCAGCCTCCCTTGTGACAGGGTAGGTCATGCTCCTGTTGATATTTTGCTTTAGGGGATAGGGGATGCGATTTGTTGTAGGTCAAACCCTCGCAGACCCAGTCCTGATCACATTTTTGCGTGGCGATAATTCGGGGTGGGGGTATATTGACCACGCCCACCCCATGAAAGACCTGAATCCTTGAAGATTTCCGCCCTCAAACTCGACCCGAAGAACGCGAACAAAGGCACAAAACGCGGACGCAAAGCCATCCAGGATTCGCTGACTCGCTTCGGTGCTGGCCGCTCCATCCTGATCGACAAGAACGGCGTCGTGATCGCCGGAAACCAGACCATCCAACAGGCAAACGCCCTCGGCAACCCCGACGTGCTGGTCGTTAAGACCGATGGCTCGCAGCTTGTCGCTGTCATGCGCACTGACTTGGAAGCCAACGACGCGAAAGCGCGGGAGTTGGCCATTGTTGACAATCGTGCCTCCGAGTTGGGGTTGGAGTGGGACCCCGAGGTGCTCGCTGACGCAAAGGATCTCGACCTTAAGGCGTGGTTCCCAAATCAGGAGCTAATCGAGATCATCGCCCCCGCGTTCAATGCGGATGATGGTCCCGGTGACGGCGCCAACGCCGACGCCGATACAGAGATAGATGTTGATTCCTTCCAGTTAGCCCATAAATGCCCGCGGTGTCAGTTTGAGTTCAACGATAAATAATCCGCACGCATGGAATCTCGCTGATCTGGATTCTGTACCTAGCAATGGCTTTAAGGTGATGTCCACTTTCGCCTGCGGTGGCGGTTCGTCGATGGGATACAAGCGAGCGGGCTATGAACTGATCGCTGCGAATGACATCGATCCACAGATGGCTGAGCACTACCAGGCCAACCTACATCCAAAGCACTACTTCCTCTGCCCGATCGGCGATCTCACAGATCGCAGTGATCTGCCTGCCGAGTTATACGACCTCGATGTTCTCGATGGCTCGCCGCCCTGTTCAACGTTCTCTATGTCTGGAAGCAGGGAGGACGCCTGGGGTAAGCTAAAACACTTCCGTGAGGGTCAGGCGAAACAGGTTCTTTCCGATCTATTCTTCGACTATTTGAATCTCGTTGAAAAGCTAAAGCCCAAGGTTGCCATCGCTGAGAATGTCAGAGGTATGGTTGCAGGCAACGCCAAAGGCTACGTGCGGCTTGTCTTTGAGCGATTCAGAGAGATTGGTTATCGCCCTCAGCTATTCCTGCTCAATGCTGCGGATTGCGGCGTGCCGCAGGCCCGCGAACGAGTATTCTTCTGTGCTGTCCGCGATGACATAGATGTACCGAAGTTGAAGCTCGGCCCTTCAGTTCCACACGTGACGGCCATTGAATCAACCGCAGATATTCAATGCTTGACGACTGAGGAAATTGTAGACACAAGACCATCCCCGAAAGCTGCAAGACTCTGGCCGGACGCAAAACCTGGCGAGCATTTCGATAAGGTCAATGTCCGCCAAGGCGGTACTGCCAATGATTTCTCTCGCTTTCGATTGAACGGAGCTAAGCCATCCGCAACCTTGACCGCCCAGTGCCGAAAAGACGCTCATCATTGGAGCGAGTGCAGAAACCTGACTACCCGCGAGATCGTCCGGCTCAGTTCTTTCCCCGATGATTACGTTTTCAAGAATCGCACGGTCGCCGCTTACATGATGGGGATGAACGTGCCGCCAAAGATGACAGAGTTTGTAGCTCGGCAAGTCGCTGAGCAGTGGTTGAACCATGCCCGCAGGACGTAGACCAATCCCGACCGCAGCCAAGGCCCTCGCGGGCAAGCGTGACCGCAATCCGAACAAAGGCCGCGAGCCGCAGTTCGGCGGCGAAGCAAAGTGTCCAGCCCACCTCAATAAGATTGCGAAGGCCGAGTGGCGGCGTGTGGCTCCATATCTCTCTGACCAGGGCGTACTGACTGCGTGCGATCAAGCTTCGCTGGCCGCCTATTGTTCAGCCTATGCCCGGTGGGTGGAAGCAGAAGAAGCACTAAGGACTGGCGGCAGAGATAAGACACCGCTGGCTCTTGTCTACACGACTAAGACCGGCTATCCGATCCCAAATCCCTACATAGGAATCGCCAACTCTGCATTGCAGGTCATGCACAAGTTCTGCTCGGAGTTCGGCATGACACCGACCAGCCGTACACGCATCGGCGCCGAGAAAGCTGCTGGCGGCAGTGGTGATGCGTTCACCGACTTTATGAGTTCCATCGGCGCATTTGAAGATGAAGAAACGGAAGAGCTACAGCCAGATCGCAAATGATTACGTGGCTGGAGTTCTGTCCGGTGAAATATCCGCTTCAAAATGGATCCGTCTTGCGTGCCAGCGATGGGCTGATGATCTGATTGCCACTGGTAGCCGGTGGCATTATGACGCGACACGCGCAGAGCGTGTCTGCGCCTGGATGGAGTGCCATCCGCATGAAGGTCGCAGCGAAGGTAAGAGATTCATCTTGTCGCCGTGGCAGGTATGGATTACCTGCTCGATCTTCGGTTTTGTGGACGATGACGGACTTCGCAAGTACAGCGAGGCATTTTTGCTTTGCCCCAGGGGTCAGGGCAAGAGTCCATGGGCTGCTCTGGTTTTGTTGTGGATGACCTTCTTCGATGGCGAGAAATCCGCCGAGGGACAATGCTTCGCCACGACTGAGAAACAGGCGATGCAGGTTTTCAATGCCGCTCGTCATTATGTGTCAGAGGTGCCGGTTTACTCAAGACTCGGTATCCAGGTAGCTGCGAAGTCTATCTTTTCAACACAAACCCGCTCCAAATGCACTCCGGTAATTGGCCGCGCAAAGTATGGTGCATCGCCTTATGTTGCCGTAGGTGACGAGGCGCACCAGTTTCCAGACACCCAACAGTTAGACAATATGCGCACGGGTCTGGCGAAACGTCTTAACTCCCTGCTGCTGATTGTTACATCTGCTGGTGTTTCCTCCAGCGAAAATCCCGGATTTCAAATCCAGCAGGACTGTCAGAAGATACTCGAAGGTTCTCTTCCAAACGAGCGTGTATTCGCTGCGTTGTACATGGCCGATCCTGAAGTCGACTGGACATCCCAGGCTGCTCTGGAGATGGCTTGCCCGAATCTGAATGTATCGATCCCGCTGGAGACAGTGTTAAAGCTCCAGGCTGAAGCTACACGCAACCCGGTACAGCAGAACGCTTTCCGGTCGATGTATCTGTCTCACTGGCTCGGTGCTTCATCCTCATGGATGAATATGCAATCGTGGAAAGAGTGCGCCGATGAAACCCTGAAGCTGGAAGATTTCGCCGGGCAAGAGTGCTATTTGGCTCTCGATACCGCATCGCACCTCGATCTTGCTGCGAAGGTGCTGGTCTTTAAGAAGCTGGTAGACGAGAAGCCGCACTATTATGCTTTCTTCCACAGCTATACGCCAGAAGCGCAGGTTAATCAGCCACAGAACGCGCATTATCGGCGATGGGTTATCGGTGGCCATCTGACCGCTACTCCCGGCGGCTCTATCGACATGGCAACGATCAAGCGAGATGTCCTCGAAGACGTCTCGCGCTTCAACGTCAAAGAATTGGTTTTCGATCCTGCCCACGGCGCCGCTGAACTTGTCCAGAGTGTAGGCGCAGACACAGGCGTGACGCAGGCAGAACTTCCACAGAAGGCTTTCTTTGTATCGCCCGGTATGCGTGAGTTAGAAGCCGCTGTCTACGATGGCCGCTTTCACCACAGCGGCGACCCCGTGGCAATGTTCTGTGTGTCAAACGTGGAGACACGAGAGACAGGTAACGGTCTTTACCGGATGCCTACAAAGCCGAAACCAGACTTGAAGATCGACGCGGCGATGAGTCTGTTCTTCGCGATGGCAAGAGCGCGACTGATGCCGGTGGAAGCTCCCGGATGGGCCTTTGCCCCCTTCACGATTTAAGGATTACATGCTGAACTTAACCATCGACAAACCGCTGGACGGGTACGAGTCGCGTACAGGCGACTCGCTACTGCTGAATGGCAGACAGGCTTTCTCCCTGATGCTTGGAGGCGAACCCACTGCAAGCGGCGAATCCATCAATGAGACGACCGCGCTGCAAATCTCTTGGGTGTATACCTGCGTGCGTGTGATTGCAGAGACGGCTGGCAGTCTGCCTCTTCGCATCTATGAACAGACCTCAGCCGGTGAACTGGAAGCGTGTGACCATTCACTTTCCTACCTGCTCGACACGGCACCCAATGATGAGATGACCTCTCCGGTGATGGTGGAGACGCTGGCCGGATGCTTGGCTCTCACTGGCAATGCCTATCTTGAGATTCTTCGCAACAGGCGCGGTGATGTGCTCGGTCTGTATCCTCGTCACCCATTGCAGACAGAGCCACAGCGCAATGAAGCCGGGCAAATCGAATACGTCAACACCGAAAATGCCGACAAACGCATCATCCCTGCAAAGAGCATGATCCATGTTCCGCTCTGGGGGTGGAATGGGCTGCGGGGTATGTCACCGATCCAGTTGCAGGCTCAGTCTCTTGGATTCGCCCAGGCGACGCTAAAGCAAGGCGCTCGGTTCATCGGAAACGGTTTCTCTCCAAAGGGGCTCATTACACCGGAGTCTGCGTTGACCGCAGAACAAGGTCAGCAGCTACGCGACGCGATGGAGAAGCAAGGGACGGGCAACAATCAAGGCCGTCTCGCTATTCTTCCGGCTCCTATGAAGTATTTGCAAATGGGCCTATCGATGTCCGACGCCGCCTTTCTGGAGTCGCGCTCTTTCAGTCGTAACGAGGTCGCGGCGATGTTTCGACTCGACCCTCATCATCTTGCAGATACCACCCGGCAGTCGAATGCCAACGCCGAGCAGATGACGCTGGCGCTCATACAGGAGACGATGCAGCCGTATCTGACCAAGATTGCCACCGAGTTTAACCGCAAGCTGTTACCGATGACCGCACGCAAGCGGTCATCCTATCGCATCCGTTTCGATCTGACAGAGAGACTGCGTGCCGACTTCAAGACCACGCTCGACGCGCTGGCCCTCGGTCGTCAGTGGTCGATCATGACCATCGACGAGGCTCGCAAGCAGCTGGGCCTGAATGCCATCGGCGGCGATCTCGGCAACTCTCTTATGTCGCCCGTAAACATGATGAACTCTGAACTCTGGAAGAACTGGCAGCCGCAAAAGAAAGACACCCCGAAGGAATAACAATGCCTCAGCGTGAAACACGTTCTGTAACCGCAGAGCTACGAGTCAGTGCGTCCGACGACGTACGCACCATCGAAGGACTCATCCCGTACAACTCTCCGTCGGTCGATCTTTGCGGCTTCACCGAGATCATCGCCCCCGGTGCTTTCGCCCAGGCCCTCGAACCCAATGCAGACGTTCTAGCTCTCCGTGACCATGACTCTGTTCTGCTGCTCGGTCGCACTAAGCCAAAGACGCTTACCTTCGAGGACTCACCAGAGGGACTGCGATACAAGATCAAGTTACCCAACACGACAGCCGCAAATGATCTGGCGGAGTCTATCGACCGCGGCGATCTGGATGGAACCAGCTTCGGCTTTGTCTGCCGGGACTGTAACTGGTCTGCCACCGGGGACGGCGAGACAATCCGCACGCTGACAGAGATTGAACTGCTCGAAGTCTCTCCCTGCTCATGGCCAGCTTATCCCGAGTCGTCTGTCGATCTCCGCTCCATCCCTGATGAGTTCCGCTCACGAATTGAGCAGAAGCGGAGTGGCCAGCAGGCCGCGCCCGCACCAGGGCCAGAAACACCCGTCATCGATGAAGAACTGGAAAACCTCAAGCTGCGAGTAGCTATTCGCAACCGCAAGTAATCGCGTCCTCGCTGCTCTGCGACTCACGCATAACCGCAACCACTAACCACAGGAAAAACATTCCATGCCGAATCTGATTGATATGCGCGAGAAGCGCAATCGCCTGATGCACGAGGCCACTGCCATCATGCAGGGCGCAGAAGTTACTGCGGAGCAGCGCACGAAGGTAAACGCCATGCTCACAGAGGTTGACACCCTTGAAGCCGATATCGCCGTTGCCGAGCGTGTCGCAGCGTTTGAGGCAGAGCAGCGTTCCGCTCTTGAAGCTGCCCAGCGTGCCAACCCCAACACATCCGTCGAACAGCGTGCCAGCGACGAGCGCGAGGCATTCCGCGCCTACATCAAGACCGGCGAGGTTCGCTCGATTCTGACGACCGGTACGACCGGCGCGGCCATCATCCCGCAGGCTTTTGCCCCCGAGATCGTCTCGGCTCAGAAGGCGTGGGGCCAGCTTTACAACGCCGTCAAGCTCTGGGAGACGGACAACGGCGCTCCGATGAAGACCTCCCTGGTCAATGCCACCGGTGATCTGATGTCGGTCGGCACCGAAGGCACCGCGCCAACCGAAGTTGATCCGACCGCGACCTCCATCACTATCTCGACCGATGACGTCGAGGGACTGGTAACAGTGTCGCTGGACGAGCTTCAGGACTCGGCTTTCGATCTTGAGTCGTTCCTACGTGATTCGCTTGGCGCGGCTTATTTCCGTGCGATCTCGAAGGCCATCGTCAACGGAACGACCTCGGTTGGCTCCATCGTGACCGGCTACGCTGCTGGCAAGGTGACGACCGCAGCGGTCGGAACCGTTGCTTATGCCGATCTGGTCTCCGCCTATGGTGCGCTCGATCCAGCATATGAGGTCAATGCGTCCTGGGCCATGAACAGCACGACCCGCGCTTCGTTGATGGGTGTCACCGACACTCTGGGCCGTCCTCTGTTTATCCCGGCTCCGAATGCTGGTGCGTTCGATACGCTGCTCGGTCGTCCGGTTGTGGTCAGCCAGTATCACGACAGCGTTGCCGTGTCGAAGACACCGATCCAGTTTGGCGACTTCAAGCAGGGCTACAAGCTGCGTGTGGTCAAGCCCGGCTTGTCGGTGATTCGTATTGCGGGCGACTTCAGTCACCCCGGAATGGTTGCCTTCTACGCTCGCGCTCGCGTCGGCGGTGCTGCTACCAACGCAGGTATCGCTCCGCTGGTGAACCTGTTCGTCAAGGCCAGCTAAACAACTCGGTGAATGGGCGGCCTTCAAGGGCCGCCTCTTACCAGGACTCCCACCATGAAAGTGAAAGTCATCCAGTCGCACGTATCGGCGAATGGCACGGTTCCGGTTGATATGGTTCTCGACCTATCGGATACGATTGCCGCCGATTACATCAATGCTCGCCTTGCCGTGGCGCACGCAGAGCAGATCACCGAGCAGGCCACAGCGCGGCCTGTTGAGCAGGCAACCCGACGCCGCGGGAACATCGAGACTCGTTAAATGCCCTTTGGTATTCAACTCGCAGACGGCCCGACCACAGAGCCGGTGACACTGGAAGAGGCCAAGCTACATCTTCGTGTGGACTACTCAGAGGATGACTCGCTAATCTCGGCTCTCATCTCGGCGGCCCGCGAAGTAGTCGAAGGCAAATTGCGTCGCAGCATATTCGCACAGTCCTACATCCTGACGCTCGACCAATTCCCGTATCCGACGCAGATGCTCACATCGTCTCCGTCACAGCGGGAGGATTATCTCTTTCCCTCGCTTTACTTCGCCTACTACGCCATCACCATTCCAGTGTCGAGGGTTGTCTCTGTTGGATCCATCTCCATGAAGGATGCCGACGGCGAGACGGTAACGCTGGACGGGTCTCTTTATCACGTTGATGTTAACTCGGACCCGGCGCGGATTGTGCCGCGCAATGGTTCAACGTGGCCCTATGCAACAAACTACATTCCAGGCTCTATCTCCATCGCGTTCACTGCTGGTGGATGGGATGCCGACACGGTGCCGACCTCGATCAAACAGGCGATGCTGCTGCTGATCGGCCACTGGTACGCGAACAGGGAAGCGGTGACGGAAACGAAGCTGACGACACTGCCGCTTGCAGTGGACTGTCTGCTGGCTCGGTGGGTTAGCTATGGCTCTTAACTCTGGTGATCTCAACAGACGCATCACCATCCAGGTCGGAACCGATGCGAAAGATTCTTACGGCCAGCCATTCATTGCATGGCATGACCTCTGTACCGCCTGGGCCTCAATCAAGACCCCGACCTCCAAAGAGATTTACGCGCTCGGGCCGGGCTTCACATCGCAGGTAACCCACAAGATTCTCATTCGATATCGCTCTGGCATCACCTCGGCAATGCGTGTCGCCTATGCAGGCCGCATTTTCGCCATCCAGACTGTTTTCGATCCTGACGAGGGACGCGAGCAGTTGACGCTGATGTGTCTTGAGATAGATGGAGGGCGGTAATGATCGAAGAAACCATCTACTCCCTCATTACAGGCGATGCGGCCTTTGCCGCAGTCGCCGCAGATCGACTCTTTCCGGTCATCCTGCCAAAGATACCTACCCTACCTGCGGTGACCTACCAGCGAATCACGACACGCCGCAGCTATGCCACAGCCGGGCCAATCGACCTCAACCGTATTCGTATTCAATTTGACTGCTGGGCTGCAACTTACCCGCAGGCTAAAGACCTGCAACACATATTGCTCACCATCCTCGAAGACCCTTCCAGAGTGACCGGTACAGCGATCCAGTCGATCCAGCTTGACACTGCCAGCGATGGGTATGCAGATGATGCCCGGCTGTATCGGGT